AGCCGATCGGCGTGTTCGCGCGCGCCTCCGCTTTTTTTTTGAGGGTCTCGAACGCCTCCCACACCGCGACCGCGTCCTCGATTCGCAGCGTCATGATCGAGCCCAGCGGTCGGTCGGCCGCCTTGGCGATCGCGGCGAGTCGGCCGGTCCACTCGGTCTCTCGCGCCGCGGTGCCGGAGTACATGCGCAGGTGCCCGGCGCGGAGCGGCCCGAGTGTGAGCGTGCCGATCCCGGGCGTGCGGCAGCGGACGCGCGCCACGTCGCCGGCGATCTCCGTGCGGAGCAGTCGGGCAACCTCGAACCACGCCTCGATGGGGCAGCCCTCGAGCGCCTGCGTCCCGCCGCCGTCGAAGTACGCCGCGCGAGCGAGCACCGACGCGTCGTCTCCGTGAGCCTCGATGCACAGCGCGATCGCACCCGTCACGTCGCTCGGGTCCATGCGCCACTCGATTGTGTGCAGGTCGATCCCCGTCGCGCGAGCGAGCACCGCGTGCATCATGCGATCGTCCATCTCGCGGACGCACAGGTCGGCCGCCGTGAACGCGCGGATCTTGATCTTGCTCGGGCGCTCGTCCTCGGACTCGAGGATCTCGAGCCCCTCGTCATCGACGCGAGGCGTGATCGGGACAAGGTCAACGTCGTACGGATCGCCAGATGCGGGCGCCGGTGCGGAGATTTTGTCCGCCGCGTTCGCGATCGCGAACCACCCACGCCCGCCGTCCGCCAACTTCTCGATCGGCGGAAGCACCACGCCGTTCTCGTCAACCGGGCAGGTCGACTGGAACGCGGCGTAGAGTTGCTCAGCGGACGCGGCCATGGATCACGATCCCTTCTTGGTCTGCTTGATCTGCTTGCCGTTGTAGGTGACGGTCACGTCGCCGGCCCCGCCCGCGAACGATGGCGGGTCGGTGTTGAACCCCGACCGCATCAGCCACTCGTCGCCGGTGTCGGTCTGAAGGCGGATGTCCTCGTTGACGGCGGTGAAGACCGCCACGATGTCGACACCCGCCTCCGCTGCAAACGTGCACGAGAACTCTGCCGCGACGCCTTGCCGCGTCGAGCCAATCACCTCTTGCCCGGACAGCACTGGCGTGTTGGTGAAGCCGCCAAAGTTGACGTTCGACGTACCATCCTTCACCGGAACCTTGCGGGTCCCGATCACCACTGCTCGAATATCACTGATGAGACGTGCCATGGTTCATCACCCCGCGACGCTGAAGGCGGTCACGATGTCGATCGTGCCGGTGTTGATGTAGTTCGTGCCCGGGATCGGCGGGCTGCTGTTGATGGTCAACTCGTTCGCGCCGGTCCGCGCGACCTGGAGGTTCGCCTCGTAGTACTCGGCGTCATCGGTCCACGCGCGGGCCTGGAACACCTCGAGATTGAGCGAGACCATCACCTGCCGGATGCCGTCCGCGTCGATCACATCCGCGGCCGTGCTCAGGTCGTATTGCGCCCCGGCGATGTTGTCGACCAGGGTTTTGCCGATGTACGGCTGCAACACGATGAGCTGCAACTGCCGGATCTCCGACGCGGTCAACTTGGTCTCGGCGTCGTAGAAGATCTCCGACGCCTGCCCGAGCCCGTTGGTCTTGTACAGCGTCGCCATCCGCTGCACACGGGGCCGCCCGCCCACGTAGTGGAACGTCGCGATCCCGGCCGCGAGCAGCGTCTGCTGGTCCGCCGGCTGGAGATACTCGGTCTCGAGCGGCGCCACCATGCCGGGGATGTCGCGGTTGTACAGCGTAAACTTCGGATTCTCGACGCTCGCGCGCAGGCCCGCCACGCGGCCCGCCCACGTCCACGGATTCGCGGGCATGTAGGGGTCGCCGAAGATCGTGATGTGCTTCGTGTCCTCGCCGAGCCCGAGGGTCGCGAGGTTGCCGACCGTGTCGCGCTTGCCGATGAACGCGTGGCCGTCGATCTGCCGCGCCTCGGTCCACCGATCATCGAGCTCGGTGATCGCCGCGGTGAGGTTGAGCGCGGCCGTGTCCGGAAGCACCCAGTACTTGTACCGCGTGCCGCCGAGCGCCGCGATCGCGGTCGAGAGCGCAGGGTCACCCGTGCCGCCGCTCATGGCCACCGGCGTGATCGTGATCCCGGGCGTGTTCTGCAACACGCCGAAGCGGATCTGGTTGCCGTGCGCCCCGTTGCTGCGCGCGGTGAATGTCTGCACCGCCAGGAGCACGCTGCTCGTGACGTGCAGGTTCGTGAACTCGGCCATCGCGGAGTTGGCCGCGGACGCGATCGTGGCCGCCGAGTCTCCGACCGCCACGGGCACGACGACCGACTGGTCCTCGACCTGGAGAATGATCGGCGTCGCCGTCGTGGCCGTGCCCGAGTAGGTGAGTGTCCCGGTCGCGGCTGCGCCCGCGGGAGCGGCCATCACCACGAGCGTCACCTCGGCGTCCCGGTTGGCGCCGAAGACCGCGACGGCCATCTGGTGCGCCTGCGATCCGCGGCCCGCGAGCACCGCCGCGTCGTCGGCCGAGAAGATCTGCGTGGGGGTGTTGACCGCGAGCGAGCCGCTGCCGGTTTTGATCCCGAAGACCAGGATCTTCGAGGCCGTGAACAGGCTTGCGGTTCGCAGATCGCTGATCGTGTAGCGTCCGCCTGGAACGAGGATTGCCATCAGTTCTCACCTTCCGCCGCGGGCATGGCCGCGGGCTGTTGAATCTGTTCGACGGATCCGTCACGAATCATGCGGAGCCAGAAGGACCCGGCCGCGCCGTCCATCGTGACGCTCTCGCCCTCGGCCTTCAGCACGCGCTTGGTCCCGGGGATCGGGATCTGCGAGACCTCTGGGCCGCGGCCAACGTCCGTCATGCGGGGCTTCAAAAATGCTCGTGCTGGTGCTCGCGCCATCATGCCACCTTGAACTTCACTTCGTCGCCGTTGGGATCGCCGTCGTATGCGTCGGTCCCGTTGATCAGGAGCAGGATCCCGTCGCCGGAGCGCTCGCGCCCGGACGAACCGAGCGAGATCTCCTGCTGCCACGAGATACCGAAAATCGTGTAGCCGGTCTGTTCGTCCTTGTCGATGTACCGGCTGCGCCACTGCACGCTGCCGGAGACGGGCGGCTTGGCAAAGATCGCGTCGGTATCTGCGTCGGCCCAAACGTTGGCGTAGACGAATCGCACCGCCTCGCCGATGAAGTCGAGCGCCTCGGTCGTGCGGTCGTGCAGGCGTCCGCGGACGATCAGGTACCAGACGAACGAAGGCACCGCAGCGACCTGCATGTGGTGCCCGACCCGCGAAGCGGTACCGTCGAGCACCGTGACGATCGAGCGCGGCGCCATGCCGGCCTGCTTCATGATGAACTCTTGAGTCACCGGTCCGCAGTGGCCGATCGTCGTGTTCTTCGCGTGCGAGCCCATCCACGCCTGCACCTGATCGACCACGAGGTCGCGGGCCAGCCGGAGGTTGCTCGCCGGGCGCGGCGTCGGAAGCGGTGGCTCGGTGACGGTCATCGCCACCCCCGCTCGAAGTCCGCGCCGAAGATCGGATCCAGGCTCGCGCGTAGTTCTCGGCTCACGCCCACGTAGGGCCGCGCAGGGATCCTCCCGTCGCGCGAGCCGTACTGATGGACGAGCGCATAGTCCTCGGGAGATCCGAAGTCGAGCACGTCGCCGCGGCGGCGGGCGTCGAGCGTGCGCGAGAGCGTACCCGTGTCGAAGAGCAGTTTGTGCTCGGGCCCTCGCGTCGCCGCGTAGGCGGGAGACCACTCGGGCCAGTCCTCGCCCCGCGGGCCGGACTCGTCATCCTCGAGCCGCAGCCGCGTGTCCTCGGTCAGCGCCTCGCCGAACAGGTCGAGTGCGCGGCCTGGCCACCACGCGTCGAAGTAGTGCTCGAGCCGGTCGAACTCGAACAGCCCGTCGAACTCGATCAGCATCCGCACCTCCGAGAGCGCGAGCCCGTCGAGTTGAGCGGGAGGAACATGGGCGCGGGGACGCGGTACGGTGGGCGCGGGTCCACGATGCCAAGGTCCAGCCGTCGGTTGGCGATGTCGTCGAAGTAGGACTTCACCTCCTCGACGCCGCGGCGGATCCGGTCCGTCAGCACGCCGTCATCGGCACACGCGTCGCGGGCCGCGATCTTGGCGGCCGCGTGGCGCAGGTGTCCGGGGATGGACGTTGGCCGCGCCTTGTAGGCTTGCAGGATCTTCGTGTCCAACAGCGACGACGCGGTCTCGATCGCCGCGTCGATGCGCAGGAGGATCGTCGTCGGGATGTCGAACGTGAGCCCGTCGATCGTGAACGAGGTCAGAGCCCCGCCCCACAACTGCGAGTCGAAGTGCATGCGGACATTGTCCTCGGTACCTCCGTACCAGCGGATCACGTCCTCTCGCTCGCAGTAGTTCGCCATGGCTCAGCCCTTCTTGACGCGCGCCGTCAGGTACCTGACCACCTTCGGGCGGTTCTCGCCGATCACCTCGTCGGCGATCAGTTGCTTGATCGCCGACTCGTCGAGGCCCTTGGTCGCCGCCTTGATCGCGTCGATGTCGAGGCCGCTGATGTCGGGCAGGCGCGGAGACGCGGCAGGCTTGCCTTCGAGCGCCTGCG